TAAGGGCTGCCATTGGATCGTCTACTACAATAGCAAAAGCTTGTGAAACGCTAGTGCCGGGGTAGTACTGAGCCGGTGTGAACTGGTCCAGTGAATTGACGTACTGAACGCCCATAAAAACGCCTACAGGGGAACCAGTAGTGGTGCCTGTAAACTTCTCGATTGTACCCGCCGCCACGACTGAAACTAAATCGCCTGCATAGATAGCTACATTGTAGGTGCTCGCAATAGGAATAAGGCGAGTGGCACCTGCATAAGGCATACCATCTATACGGTTGATTGGCTCAAAGCCGTAGGGAGCGTTGACTGTTGGATAAGCCATTTTAAACTCCTAAAAGTTAATTGCCTTTGCCGAATGTCACCTTCGTCTTCCTATCGTTAAATAGGGGCATACGAGGGTCGTTTTCGCGCATAAGGCTGTTGTCAACAGAGTGGATTTGCGAAGCTGCCTGATTGTTATAATAGGCATTACGTTCGTCCACCATTTCAGTAGGAGCTTTGCACAACATCAGTCCACCTTGAATGATATTATCCTTGAAACGACCATCGGTCACTTCATCAGGAAGTATCTCAGGGTGAGCATCTGCACGTACTGGCTCCCAACCTTCTCTTAATTTTGAGGAAACATTGCCTGTATCGGCCTGACCCATAGTACTAATACGAACCCAGTGGTAAACATATCCGTCTTCTGGCGTAGGGTTAGGCAAAGTTTCTGGCCGCACCCACGCTTTCTTACGTACATCTTTTTCACGAGTATTTAGTTCTCTGCTCAGTTTGTTATCAGCCATTATTTGTTCCTCATTAATTCAGCAGCCTGTTTGGCGTAGTCTTCCAGTGAAATACCAAGTCTTTTTGCAATAGCAACTTGTGATTGGTTAAGTGTCACCTTCTTCGGTGACGTGCTCCGCGTAGCGGGTGCAACCACATTGCTAGATTTTCTTTTAGTGCTTTCCGGTTCCTCATCAAACTGATCCGGGAATACTTGTCGCATACGAGCATTAATCTTCTCGTAGTAAGTATTTGATTGAGGGTCTACTCCCTCTTTTTTAAGTTTGGAGTCTAAACCTAGCGCAAACGCCGTCATTTCGTCGTCTGCTCCAAACCAAGAATTTTCTTCCGCCCAAGATACTGCTTGTTCGTCACGAACTTCTTGAGTTTCAATAGGTTGTTGAGGTACTTGTACAGGAGTCTCTTCCTGCTGTAAAGGCGCAGGCTTAAAGTTTGCTACCTTATCTGCGCGTATTTTAGCGGTTGTAAGGGCTTCTTGCGCGTCTATTAACGCATCTGGGTCACCTTCCTCATACGCTTCTTTATACTGGCGCTTAGCGTTCACCATTTCCGCAGCTACAGTATGTTTAGCTTGGTTGAGTAACGTCTCCTGATTCTTATCAACAGTACCTTTGAGCTTGTTATTCTCTGCAACCAACTGCTTAGCGTAGCTTTCCAGTTCGTTACGTTCTCTTAGCGCAGCTTCTTTTACTCTACGCTCGTCGTGATAACCTTTACTAAGGTGCTTAATACGCCCCTTAACTTTATCAGAGTAGTTTTCTAGCTCTTCATCGGTCACTTCTTCTGGAGGCTTAGAAGGCTTGCGTCCTCGATCTGCTACAGGGGTATCGTCTTCTATCTCTATCTCTATCTCTTCCGACTTGAGTTCCTTAGCTGGAACTTTCATGTCTTCTCGACCTACAGCTTCTTCTACCTCAAGACTATTATCCTCTTTTTCTTCTACATCTACCGTTACCGCCGTAGATTTTGAATCTGAGTCAGGGAACTCATACTCTACTTGTTGCATAGCCATACCTTACTCCTTACGCACGCGTGATAGCACGCGGATCAGCGACGACAGCTTCAATGGAATCGTCATTCATTAGGCGATATTCTTGCCTACCCAATTTAATTCTAGTGCCAGTGTTTGCTCTAAACATTACGTAGTCACCCACTTCACACCAAGGACCAGTAGGAAACCGTTCTTTGTCTGCATAGGCTTGGTCGCCCATATCAAGTACGGTTCCTACATTAGAGAGCACTTGTTCCTCACGACGTGTAGTTTGCGCTTTAAGAAGGCCGCTGCCCTCAAAAGTTTCCTCTACGTTGGGCAATGCAACTAGCACTCGATAGCCTACAGGGCGTGGAATCTGAGCTTCCGCTATTTCATCCTGAACTTCCTCTTTAGCTATCCGTTCGTTACGTCTTTCTTCTAGTGCAGTCATAGCCGGAGATACTGACGCTTCCGCCGTTACTCCACTTACTGTTACTGTTTCAGTCATCGTCATCTTCCATATAGTTACGCGAAAGGTCGCCTACTTCTCTTAATGCAGCGTTTAGACCTCGAATCACACCGCACACCTCCTTATACTCGGCAAAGTCTTTAGCCCCACCTGAGTTCAAGAATTCTTCGCTAGAGCCTTTAAGCTCTGTAAGTTTTAAATTCAGCACGTCAAAGACGGTTGTAGTCATTACTTACTACCTCTTACTTAGCTTTCTTTCTTGCCGTAGCAGACAAGTCTTTTAAGTGAAATAACTTCACACTACTTTTAGTATGAGTTTTCCCACTGTGCAAAGAGCCATCAGGCATCTTGTGTGTATTGCCTTTAAACAAGGTTCCGTTTTTTTTGAAATGATCAACACCTTCCATATTATCTATCCTCTCGGTTATTGCGGGCAGCTTCATCTCTGTCCCGTTGTGCTTCGGCTTCAGTACGGTCGTTCTCTATCCGTATTTTTGCAGCGTCCATCATTGCCTTGGCTTCACCTAAGTCATTCTTCGCCTGCGCTTGGTCGTTCTGCGAGGCTATGCGGTTTGCTTCAAGGGACGCGGTAGTTTGGGCTTTTTCTGCATCAAGCTGTAGTCTTGCAACATCAAGCTGCGTATCTGCTTGATCTTTCTGGGCTTTCCGCTGCTGTTCAGCCTGTTTGATTTGCAGTTCCGCTTGTTGCATTTGAATGATCGGGTCTTGTGCCTTTTGCTGTGCTTCCTGCTGCGCCTGTTGTTGTTGATGCTGCTGCGTAAGCTGAATAGCTGCCTTCGACTGAAGCTGTGCAATCTGTGTTTCAAGTTCTCGCGGCATTTCTTCGTTCGGAGGAGGCAGAGGCGCACCTAGTGTTTCTTCGATTTGACGGCGGTACATAAACGCAGTGTGCTCAGCTATGTGCGATTGCAGCTCTCCCATAATTTGATTTGCTAGAGGGTTTTGCCCAATAGTTTGAGCAATCATTGGGTCTTGCATAAACGCTTGGTGTGTAGCGATATGCGCTTGGTGATCTTGGTACATAAACGCTTTGATCGGGTTGCCTACTAGGGCGTCCATATTCTCGCTTACTGGGTCAAGCGGGTGCATATCATCATCTGTTGGTACTAGCTTGTCTGCGTTCTTAACCCCTAAGACTTCGATCATCTGGCGATGAAGCTGAGGTAAGTCGTAGATTTGAGGAGCGGCCTGCGCCATCTGCATAACAGTCTGATACTGCACAACGCGCTGTGCCATCGTACTGCTATTAGGATCACTGACGGGAATCACTTCCACCGTGGCATAGTCAGCTTGTCTAGCTCTAGGCTCGCCACGGTCAGGCACATACATATAGTCTATCGGTGCATACTCAGCAATGATCTTCCGTAGGAGTTTAAATTCCTGTTTCATTGCGTAATGGACACGGGATTGCACCGCAGCCATAGGCTTGAGAGTACGCTCTAATAGCGCAAGAGTGGTTCCAACAGGCGCATTTGCGCTCATGTCAGAGATATTCATGTCGGATATGGCACCTAAACGGCGACCTTCCTCAGTAATCTTGTTTAATAGTGCCAATAACGTCTGGCTAGGCTCTTTATAGGGTAATGGTAGGATATTGTCCCGTATTGACCCACTAGGTACGTCCACATCACGGAATTCACCCGGCCCGATAGGCGTATCGTCACCCTTAACCCGCAATCCACGAGACTTTAAGCCTCCCGGTAGGTTAGAAAGCGTACCTGCGTCAACTAATTGGCGAATTAGAGACGTTCCTGCCTTAGCGTAGCCCCCAATAATGTGAATTAAACCAAGACCATAGAACCCAAACCCCGGTACGTACACGTAATGGACAAAATGTTGACGTTTAAGCGTCAATCCATCGTCAGGGTTCCAGTTACGGCGAATACTTAACACTGTATTAGTGCCGCGTTCTATCGTAACCACGTAAGGTTGCGCGATTTCTAGCCCTTCTTCGGCTTCTTCGCCCAATCCGTCGATAACTAGGTCAGCATGTATCTCGTACAAGCAGTAGCGCTCATCATCACTAAGAGAAAATCCACCTTCTTCGGCCTTTTTCTCCTCAATATCGCTGTGATAAGGCTCAGGATCGCCCAGATCAGTGTCCAGATAGAACCCTACGGCCTGTAATTTGACCAATTCGTTCTTAGTTTTACGCATAACGTGCGTAACCCGCTCGGCTTGCTCTATGTTAGAGGCTCCGTAGGGGACAATTACGTCCTCAGCAGGGATGTATATAGCTACTTGACGGCCTAGATTAGGGTCGTAGTACACTTTTTTGAAGGCTGAACCGGCTAAACCTAGGCTGTACAGCATCCTTTCATGCTCAGGACGGTACTCCGTCATTACCTCAGTCAGCTCGTAATTCATATCTGTCTTAACACGTAAGGCAGCGTCTTCTTTGTCTTGAGTAATCTCACCCAGAATCTTAGTTTGTACTGGCCCCGAAGCAGGGAACGTCTCGCTCATGGCTTCAGCTTGGAAGCGGATGGCCGCTTCGGCCAAAACTGTACTGTAAACACCACACGCGTCTTCCCACGGACTAGAGCGTTGCTCCATTTTCATGCCAATGGTTTCTAGTCCTTTAACAAAAGTATCTGCCCAGTCTTTACGTGAGTTAACATCAGAATCAACTGCGCTAATGAGATCGTTAGCCAGCTTAGTAAGTGCTTGGTCATCGAGGTACTCAGCAAGGTTGGCATCGAACGGCGCGTCGTCTAAGTCTCCCGATTCTTCCCCGAAAGTAATCTCAACACTGCCGTCTTCCAGCACTACTTCAACACCCTCGTCAGACATGACATCTATAGCTATCATGGCTTCGCCTTCTTCCATGTCCTCGATGCCTTCTGGCAAGTCGTATAAACCTTTCTCAATAGCCATCTTACTGACCTCTTATAAAGTTAATTAGGTCATCTAGTACCGACGTTTTTGTTGGTACTGATGCTTTAACGGGCACGCGAATACCATACTTCTCTTGTTTTTCTGGCGTTAACCACTCTTCAAACCTAGATAGCATTTTACGGTAGAGTTCCTGATCATTATGTTTCCGCTCGAAATCTGGGGAAGCTTCAATAAACCTATGTTCCTCGCGTGCTTTAAGTGGTCGACCGTTTTCCGTTTCCTCCGTCTCTTCTAAAAAGTCTAAAAAGGCGGGGTGGTCAAACCCTCTGTGCTGTAATTCGTGCTGTACGGTTTGCGCGTATGTATACCGCAACGGTTCTTCGTACCGTCTAGTTAGGGGTTCGTATTCAGGCATGTATCCCTCCTTAGAGCCGTACTTGCCGCCTGCGCCTAATTTACCAGTGGGAGAAAACACCGAAATACCTTTGCTTCGCCCTTCCGTAGTGTTTTCCACTTCGTAGTCTGGTGGCCCAATTATGTAATCAACAATATCAGATTCAGTTATTGCATTTGTTCTAGCTTGTTTGTTAGTGAGTTGACCTAATCGTCGCTCAGACGGTAAATATAAACCTAATATTGAGGGCAGCCCCCCGTTAGACGTAGTGTAGCTGCGTATCTGAGCACGGTCGTCTCCACCGTCGCCGTAACCCAACGCACTTATCCCACCAAACTCCCCGCCAAACCTAAGCTCTGGAGGTAGGTCGTTTTGTAGCTCCGCCATATACTCTTGGTCACTCAACTCCATCAATGCTTTACGCTCTGCTTCTTCCTTGGGCGTTAGGCTGTCAAGCCATGTTTGGTATCTGGTTTTCTCTGCCATTAGTAGTATCCGCCAACTATAATTCTTCTTTGCCCCATTTTTGTAGTGGGCACCACGCATCTATTAGCCAGACTTTAGCAGGCATAAAGCAACCGCATTGTTTGCATATTTGTATTTTCTTTATTAGTTCAGGGCACTCCGCACATATACTTTGACGCTTAGCGACCGCTGCCTGCCGTTCACTAAGCTTTATATCCATTAGTAGTAGCCGCCAGTTCTACGCTTAAAGTATCGTTGCTCTTCTGCTTCGTCCGAAGGTAAGCGAATAAAGCCTCCCTGCCTAAACCGCATAAGGGCCATGATGGTACAGTCAACAAGGTCATCGTTGCTCCCGAACGGAAACGCAGCCACTTCATCCACTAGCACCTCAGCCCACCGCGTTCGGGGAACCCAGCAAATACCGGATAATACTATATCTGCTACAGAGTTCAATCTCGCTATTTTGTCCCCTGAGCCTCTGTGGGGAGTGTAGTCGGTGACCGGAATTCCCATTCTACGCATTTCTTGGTATAGGGGTGTACCATTACTTTTTTTCTCTACGATAAACGCATCCGGCTGCTCGTCAGCATAAATCTCTTTCGCCCGCTTTTTAAGCTCAGGGAATTCTAAGCGCTCCTGTATAACATCTAATAAGATGATGTTATACGCCTCCTCTTCCTCGTTCATAAACACCCCCCAGCGTGTGATGCCCGTATAGTCAGCGCGGTTATTTTTCTCCGCTGCAGCATCTAAAGTAACAATAACGTACTCACACGTAGGGGGTTCCTCCTCCTGCCATTCCCGCCAGTACTCTCGCTTAATAATAGCAGCTTCTTCTGCAGTGGGGTGCTGCTGGTACTGGGAATTCCACTGGAACAGGGGCATTGAAGCTTTGGTTCGGTGGAGTGCGGCTAAGGTAAAGAACTCAGGCCAGAGCGGTTTCTCCTTTACCCTTGATTTCTTCAGCGCACTTATCGGTATCGGGCTATCTGGGGATACTTCAATCTCGACAGGCTGCATGAACCCATCCTCATCAGCCTGTTCTTCTACAGTTACGTAATAGTCTTCTGGTATTTCAAACACAGCAGGAAATTCAACAACGTGGTATGTATCAGCCTCGTCGTTGGTCGCCATGTCTCGGACTAGCCGTCCCGTCAGGTCATCCATATGCCATCTTGTCTGGACTACCGCTACCCTTCCCTTCGGCATGAGTCGAGTACGCGCTCCGTAGGTAAACCACTCGTAGGCTTTTTCAAATACTCCGAAATTACCGTTAATTACGTCTTGCTCCGAGTGGGGATCGTCAATAATGAGCAAATCCGCACCACGGCCTGCAATCGAGGAGCCTATACCACAGGCGTAGTACTCGCCGCCCGCGCTTGTGTTCCACCGGCCTGCCGACTTACTGTCGCTAGACAGCCCTACGTTCGGGAATATCTTCTGGAATTTCGGTGAGGAGATGAGGTTACGCACTTTACGACCAAAATCTACTGCCAAGTCCGTAGTGTGCGACACCATCATTACTTTTTTAGTGGGGTTACGCCCTAAATACCACGCTGGGTAGTACAAAGACGTTAGGATACTCTTGCCATGACGAGGCGGCATGTTCACCGCCGCTCTATCCTTGCCTGTTGTCGTACCGTCTTCGTGCTCAGTTAGTCCACCTTCCAACTCCATAAAAAGATCGGCTAGTATCCTGTGGTGTTTCCCAACAATGTAGTCCTCTTGCATGTAGCAACAGAAAGCAATCAAGTCATTGTACGCCCCATCTATCGTGTTCCGTTCTTCCAGAGCCTCTAAGTTCTCCAGTATCTCTGTAGCTTCCGC